ATACAGCTTTACATCGTCAGGCAAGATGAAAGCTGAGAGTAAGGATGAGATGCGCAAGCGCGGGTTGAGGTCGCCTGACCTTGCGGATGCGCTTTGCCTGACAATGGCCAGCGACGCTGCGACTGCGTTATCTGGCGCGATGTCAAGTTGGAAGCAATCTATTAAACGCAATTTGAAGGGTATTGCATGAAGCCAGTTCCGTTCCACAAGCTGTCGCCTAAGATGAAAAACATCCGCATGAACCAATGGATTAAAACTTATATTGGAAAGGGCTTGAGTTTAGAGGAAGCGCAATTTGCGGCTCGCTGGCGCGCTGGCCATTGGAAGCTGAGTGCGCGCATGGAAAAGATTATGGATGACTTGGGCGAATTGTGATATGCGGCTTGGATGGCCATTTGCAAACAAATGTGCTAATGTGCAGAAAAGTTAGAGGATGATGACATGAAACCATGTAAAGGTTGCCCCACCCCCGCAGCGTGTAAGCGTGCTGGAACTTGTCTCGCGAAAAAATACGGGAAGTAAGTTTTGGTCGGATTGCTAAGCCCATCTGACTACGCTGGCTATGCTGACGAGGGTCGCAGGCTTGCCGTTGACGTGCCGAATGTCACGCCGATGGATGCGGCTCGCTTTATAGCTGAGGCCACGCCGATCATTGGCGACGCGATGGCTGCCAAAGAGATTTACGATGAGGCCACGTCAGAGAACCCTAACTGGGCGATGGTCGGCGCACTTGGCGGTGCTGCCGTGTTGGGTTTGTTCCCCGGCATCGGTGACGCGGCTGCGAAGGCTGTCAAGTCTGGTGCGCGTGGCTTGCTGGATACAGCGAAGCGTGTTGAGGTGGATCCGGATGCGATGGGTTCGCTGTTGGGTAATGTGCGGTTGAAGCCGAAGGTTGATGCTACTCAAACTGGCTTAACATTCAAGGATGTAGATAATTCACTTAACAGACTCACAACTAAGGCTGATAACCGCAGAATTTCTGGAGATACTTCTCGCGTTGAGGAAGTCCCGATTAGGCAACTTTATGCAACGCAGCCTACAGTAAACCCAGACTTTGCGACCACATCAAGCAGCTCTGGAGAGCTTCCCCTTGTCGTGAGAAAAAATGGCAAAATGTTTGTTCAAGATGGTCATCATCGGCTTACAAAGAAAGCGCAATCTGGCTCTCAAACTGCAAAGGTGCGTTTCATAGACCTAGATAACGCTGATACATCAACCCCATTGCTTGACTGGTCTCCTGAGAAGACGGGATTTGTTGAGGCCGACAATGATTTACTTGACGCTTTGTTCGACACATCCCCCGCCCAAGAGGTCGCTGGCTTACTAGCGTCTGGTCGTGCTGACGAAGTAACCGACGAAATGCTTGGCAAGCTGACGCCTAACGATAACATGGAGCTGTTTGAGCTTTATCAAAGCGGAGCCACTGGCATGGATTTGCCAATGGACGAGGCGTCACGGATGGCGCGAGCTGAAGCTATGTTTCCCAGAGATGGTTATCACGGGACAAACGCAGACATAAAGGGCTTTCAAGGTAATGTCTTCTCGTCAGATAATCCAACACTTGCAAGCACTTATGCTAGGGGTTCGTCTGATGCTCAAATTTATCCACTTCGGCTTGGAAGTAAACTTGGCGACACGGTGGTTGAGGGCGGCGGCGTAAATTGGAGCCAGCTTGATATAGGCGACGTAAAAGACCCAGCTGTAGCTGAGTGGCTTGACTGGGCGGAAGGCCAAAAAATATCAACGCGAGAGATTGAGCAAGCTGCTATTCGTGAGGGGCGCAGTGGTGTTCAGTTTAAAGACATTAACGACACTGGCCCCGGCTTCAATTCCAACCAATTTAAGAACTTAGGCTACACAAAAGAGCAAGAGCGCGCATTGCAAAAGCAGTATATGGAGAATTTGTCTAAGCCCTCAAATGTAGATGTTAGATTGTCGCCCAATTTAGTTCGCTCCAAATTTGCTCGTTTTGACCCACGCTTGTCTAACTTAAAGAACCTGTCGGCGGCAATAGCATCTGTTCCCGGAGGCTTACTAGCCTTACAAGAAATGCAAAAACGTGCTAATGAAGAGCAACAAAGGCAAGGACTGTTACAGTAATGGCAATCACAACTTACGCAGAGCTGCAATCAGCCATCACGGATTTTCTTAACCGTGATGACTTGACTGCTATTGCGCCGACTTTCATCTCAATGGCGGAATCTGACATGCAGCGTCAAGTCCGTCACTGGCGTCAAGAGAAGCGCAGCACTGCTGAGCTTGATACGCAGTATAGCGCCATCCCGGCTGACTTTCTTGAGGATATTCGGTTTTACATCACTTCGGGCGATACTAGACCGTTGGAGAAGATCAGCCAGTTTGAGTTGCTTGACCGCAAGTTTCGCAATCTCAACACCAGCGGCCAGCCTGCGTACTATGCTTTGACTGCTGGCGAGATTGAAGTTTACCCTGTGCCAGATGGAACATACACGGCGGAGCTGTATTATTACTCTGAGATTGAGGCGCTGTCTGACAGCAACACGTCAAACTGGATGTTGCAGTATTTTCCCGACGCATACTTGTACGGCTCGCTGATACATTCCGCGCCATACTTGAAGGATGATTCGCGTTTGCAAATTTGGGCGGCTTTGTATCAAAGTGCGATTGATGCTATAAACTTGTCAAGTGATGCAGCAAAATATGGCGGATCAGGCCGCCGCATGAAAATAAGGGCGTACTAACATGAGCTTATCCAATACCTTCGAGACGCACACATTAAACTATTTGTTTACGGCTACGTCAGTGACGCGGCCAACTGCTTGGTATGTTGCGTTGTTTACCAGCAATCCAGATGAGGATGCGTCAGGCACGGAAGTATCCGGCGGTGCATACGCTAGGCAGTCTGTTGCGTTTACTGTGTCTGGCAACACTGCGTCAAACTCGGCTGCAATTGAGTTTCCGACTGCGACTGCCTCATATGGCACGGTCACGCACATCGGCGTGTTTGATGCGTCGTCTGCTGGCAACTTGATTGCGTATGCTGCGCTGACAACCAGCAAGGCAATTGACACGGGCGACGTGATGCGGATTCCTGCATCTGACCTTGACGTGACTATGGACTAAGCCAATGGCTGACACCACATACAGGACTGGCTTTGGCACTGGTGCATTCGGTGTCAGGGCTTACGGCGTTGATGGTGTTTTAAAAGACGGTGAAGCCATTGTTATTGGCGTCACCTCGACTGCGGCAGCGAATGTCCGCGTTAGGCTTTCTGGGTCTATCATTGCATCCAGCTCCAGCAACACGTCAGACGCCACGAGAGTGCGTGAAGTTAGCGCGTCTGCCTCAGTATCAGCGAGCAGCACTTCGGCAGCCCAGCGCGTCCGTGAGAGCGCTTCAGAGGTATCTTCAAGTGCAGCGGGTGCTGCATCGGTTGAGCGCGTGCGCGAGCAGAGTGCAGCATTAAGCATTGCCGCAAGCAACACGGCGGCCTGCGAGAGAGTGCGTGAGCAAAGCGCGGTGGCCGCTTCCAGCGCGTCGGCAAGCGCAAACGCAATTACGATAGTTAGCGCCGCTTCAACTATATCTGCCGTTACTACAAATGTTGTAACGGTTAATCGCGTGCAGTTTAGCGGTGCTTTGATTAGTGCTGTTAGTAGTACTACTTGTAATGCTATTGAGAAGTGGGAGCCTTTGCCCGGCACGGCTGAAGTGTGGACGGAGGTTGATCCTGCGTCTGAAATATGGCAAGGTGCATCTAACGCAACCGAAAGCTGGTCTGCGGTCTCCCCTGACAATTCAGAATGGACACCAGCCCCGGCTACAGGTGAAACATGGGCAGACGCCGCATAGGAGAATATCATGGCTGATACAACCACCACAACGCTAGGTTTAACAAAACCAGAGGTCGGCGCTTCCGAGGATTCTTGGGGCGAAAAAATCAATACTAACTTTGACTTAGTAGACGACGCGCTTGATGGGACAACGGCTGTATCACTTGACATTAACGGCGGCACAATTGACGGCGCAGTGATTGGCGGTGCAACGCCTGCTGCTGGCACGTTTACAACGCTGACTGCAAACACAAGCCTTGGCGGCACTTTGTCTACGGCTGCGCAGCCTAACGTAACATCTGTTGGTTCTCTCACGTCTCTTGACGTAACTGGCACAGTGACGGCTGATGGGCTGACTGTTTCTCAAGGCAGTGGCGCAAATATATTACTCGGCAAATATATTACTCGAGTCCACCACTACTGGTGCAACTACTGGTGACATTTTTGGTGAAATTGAGTTTAAGACCAATGACGCAAATAGCTCAGGTATAAAAGGAAAAATAGACTCTTACAGTGAAGGGGCGGTTGGAAACGGAACCTTGCGTTTATTTACTGGCGATACCACAGGTTTATATCAACGCATGAACATTGCCTCCATCGGCGACCTGTCACTGTACGAGGACACAGGCACGACACCAAAGTTCTTCTGGGATGCGAGTGCGGAGAGCTTGGGCATTGGAAAAACCAATGGTACGACAACATCCACTTTCACCGTTCAGAACGTCAATGATGTTACGACAAATACTGCTGAGTTCTACAACGATAACGGCAATCGCACTTTTAGGTTTGCACAAGATACCTCTGGAAATGCCACACAGCTTCTTGAGAAGAACGATGGTACTGATGCCATCTTGTTGAATACTAATGGAAACAGCTACTTTAACGGCGGTAACGTAGGCATTGGGACGAGTTCGCCTCAAGAGAATTTGCATATAAGCAGTACATTAGGTTCGTCAAGAATACGGATGACCTCTGCTGATGGTAGCGACAATATGATTGTGTTCGGTGATGCTAGTGATAGCGCAACAGGTGCAATCATATTTGACCATAGCGACAATAGTTTATCTTTTAATGGATTTAACAACTCAGAACGTATGCGCATCGACTCATCGGGCAACCTGCTTGTGGGTAAGACGAGCCTTGACGGTGGCGCAACCACAGGTGTTGAGTTTAAATCAACAGGTGAAACCGCTATAGCAAGAAGCAGCGGCAGTAACGGCCCTCTTTATATCAATAGAATATCTAGCGATGGTAACATTGTTACTTTTGCTAAAGACGGCACCACGGTGGGGAGTATTGGGGCTAAGTCTGGTAACTTAATGCTAGGCAGTGCCGCCAATCCTGCTTACTTAAAGTTTGGCACAAATGTTTTACAGCCTTCTACCTCTACGGG